TCGGTTTGGCATCGACATAGTCTCATCTTTTGCAATAGATGTTCTACGAAGCATCATTAATGGTAATTGTATTTTACCCTTATTATCTCTAAAAACGCCCTGTTTTCTTGCTCCATTCCATCTTTCGGAGTTACCATAAATGACTGGTATTTTTACCGCAACACCCTTTCCATCTTTTAAAGTTGGAAGTGCAGTATCTTCCAAATAAGATATCATTGCATAGTCTATATCAAATAGAGTTACGCTTTTTTTGAGGTCGTTTTTTTCAGATTTTGTTTCCTTACCTCTATTAAGGTCCGGTCTTAATGGATTTACTGACATTTATTTTAATTTATTCTTTCTTCAATATTTAAATTTGATTTAGATACCATAAATGTAGAACAAATGATACTCCAATTTCTTTTATTATATGTTTCCTCCGAATCATCATCCCCACCAGGTAGTCCACCTACAAATTGTATTTCATTTGTATTATCTATTTCAAAATAAGAATCATTAAAATAAATAATATCACCAATTTGAGGATATGCATTTCTTTCTTCACAATGTTCTCTATCAAAACGAAATTCTATATTTTGATTTGTATCTGCTCCAAATCCTTCATAATTTATTGTTTCAAGTTCTTTATTAATTAAAACATTTAATTCAACCCCTTTGTGCCAAGTTTTATTCATTGCTTCTCCATAAATATTTGTACGGGTATCATTCAAATTGATTTTATATAAAACGCAAGTTTGCTCTATTACCCTTTCGATTAATTCTCTGGCAACATTTCGTAAAAAACTTATATCTCTACCTACTAAAAACTTTGGCATATTATCCTACATATATTTTAAGTGGAACTTTTCTTAACATTTCTTGTTGATGGTTTGATTCTTCCTTTTTGTTTTCCATAACATTTTTTCTACTTAATTCTTCAAGGTTTTCTCTTAATTGTGTGATAAGTGCATCCTTTTCTACTTGTGCCTCTGCTCTTAATGCCGCACCATCCAATGAAACATCACCATCTGGAATTGGAATTGAATTATATTTTTCTCTGATTGCCCCTAATAATTCTTTAGCCAATGCTAATGTATATTTTCTAATCCATTGCTTACCAACATCATTTATAGATGAATATTGAATAAAATTATATGGAATATCTGAATAGTCCGAAAGTGAATTCGCTTGAACTATTTGAGAATTATGTTCAAATTCATCCCTACTAATATATTCAAACCATATTTTTGCAGGGAAATTTTTAATTGGAACAGGAAATATTTCTAATTTATTATTTACTATATTAAAAGTATGTGCTGATTTACGAATGTGGTCATTAAATTCAATGTGCTGCATTCTTAATATATCTTCATATAAAGGCATCATTAAGAATTGTGCTGACGGGGAATAATTTCCAAAACCTAATTCAGAAATTAAATTTAATGTTCCCTGTGCACCTACCGAATATGGGTCAAAAAATCTTGTTATTGCCGGTATTGCCTCATGATATACTCTCATTACATCAATAGTAGATGATGTAGTATCTAAAGATGCTGATATAGATGAACTTGTTTCAGAATCAATAGCTTCGGTTAATAAATCATATATTTGAACAGATGAGGTTAGATTTATATATCCCTTTTTAAGTCTTGTATTACCACCTACGCCAGCAAGTGTTCCGTATTGTTGTGACATACGAATTATTGTAGGCAAAAATGAACCATCAACAAGTGTTTGAGAATAGTTGCTTCTTCCTCCCGTTGATTCTTTGGGTTGTCCCTTAAGAATATCCACATTATTTCTTAAATTAAACTGATTGACTTGAGATGAATATTCTGATGTTGCTTCTTCAAAACATGCCCAAATTTGTTGATTATCTAATTCAACATTTATAATAGGGTATCCTAATCTTTTTGCTACCCAGACAGAAGTTTTAGGTGCATCCGTTTTAAAATTAGTATCATTATCATATATTCCAAATGGAGTTGCTTCCATTGATGCTGATGCAGATAGGAATGAAATTGGATAGTTAGAACTTGACCAGTAGGTGTTTACAGACATTATTATATAATTTATAGAGTTATACATCTATAAATATAAGAATAAAAAAAGAGGAATGATTTCTCATCCCTCTTTTATATTTTAAGTTTAAAACCTACTATCTACTCAAAAATTATAAGTTGTTTAAACCATCAACGACAATCTTACCGTAAAACTCTGGTCTTACGATTTTCTTAGCGTATCTAGTCATAACACCTCTTCTTGGAGTGAAGTTAGTTGGGTCATAAACTAATGGAGTCATAATCAATGGTACATATGGTGCGTAAACTGCTCCTGTTTCGAAGAAGTTAGAACCTTTGAAACCTAATAAGATTACGTTCTCTGTCATATATGGGTTTTTGTAAACATCATATCTGTTTGAGATAGTACCAATGTTAGTTACACCTGCTGCGAAAGTCAATGCATCCTTAGCGGGGTTTGCAGAGAATCCGTTCATAGATTCAAGAATTGTAGCTACGTTTGGAGATACAACTAAAAAGTTTGCACCACCTCTCATAGTTAATTGGTGAATCTTGTTAGAAACTTTCTGTAATTTAATACCCAAAGTTTGGAACCATGTGCTCTTTTGGTAAGCAGATGCTGCTGCTGTGTCAGAATCGATTACGAAAGTGTTAGTGGAGCTATCAAATTCGTATCCTATTCTTGCAGACCAGAAATCAGTTGTGAATGCATTTAACTGCAACATTTCAAGTATTTCTAAATCAATCTCTAAAGAGATGTATTCAGATAACATTTGAGTTAGTTCAGCTTCAGCATCTACTGAATGGTATGCATTCAAGTCTTGTGCTAATTCTGGAGTCCAGATTGCTTTCAACTTACGAGTCTTAGCTACAATAGGCTCAGATTTCAATTCTAATTCGATTTCTGGAATCGGTAAATCAGTACCTCTATCTTCGAAATCACCTCTTAATATAGATGATGGTTGTACAGTATAATTGATTTTAGGATTACCATATCCACCAGGACCATGTACTACTGTAGCTAAAGAAGCTGATACAAAGAAAGATGCAGAACCTAATGAATCAATTGAGGTAAATTGAGGTAATTGGTCAATAGAACCAGTCAAAGAGAAAGCTCTGATTGAATTAAAATCCGCATCAGAAGGTAAACCTACTTTTACTTTTCTAATTACACCTGCTGCTGCAGAAGCTGAAAAATCAGCATTAAAGTTAACATCTGCCCAAGAAGCAGAAGATACAGTTGCGGTTAATACATCAGATACTTTATCGTTTACAGTATATCCGAATCTACCTGCTCCATAAAGACCACCTTCAGCCGCTTGAGTTGAACCCAATTTGTTACCTGCTGGAGATAAATTATCTTTACCAAAAGTACCACCATTACCAAACAGAGAAGAACCAGAAGCTGGTCTACCTACACCTGTTGCAGTGCCATATTTGAAATCCATATAGAAAATCAAACCTGATGGTAAATTCATTGGTTGTACAGAAACGAATTCTTTGGCTGCGATTGAACCAAAGATTCTTCTTACCAATGGAAGAGCTACACCAGCCCACTCTTCAGAACCTGCTGAAGTACCAGTTCTAGTAGCTTCATCAAGTAATTGTTTAGCTTGGTTTTCAAGCATTACTGCCATACCATGCTTTGAAGTTTCTGAACCTACTCCTTCAAGTAAGCCAGTCTTCTCCCACTTTGCTCTCAAACCTCTAGTTTGCTCAAGCATTACGTTTTGTGGGTTTTTGCCTGTCATAATTTGTTTTAAGTTCATTTTACTTAATTTTAGTTATTTTTGTTAAAAATTATTTTATAATACCTGCTAATTTCTTAAATCTGTCAGAAAAATCAGTTGATTCTGCAATTACTTGCTTAACTGCTGCTGGCTTAGTAGATTTAACTGCTTTGCTAGCGATTCCTTCAGAAATTGATTTTTTAGTAGATTTGTTAGATAAAGTGTATTTGAAATTCTCTGCTAATGTAGAGTAAACCAATTTAACTTCTCTAACTGATTTTGTTCTATCCAAAGTTTCGATAACTTTAACCTTCTGTTCGTTAGTCATGTTATGAGCTCTGAATAATTTGTTAGCGAATAATAACTTAGCGTTCAATAAGTTCACTTCGTTGATTGTTTTTTGTAATGATTTGATAGTTTTGTAAGCTTCTTTAAGTTCTTCTTCTTTTTCGTCTTCTTCAGCTTCATCAACTTTCTTTTTATCATTATCATCTTTCATATCCGCTTCCATTTCACGTAAGATTTCTTCTAAGTCAATAACTTCATTTTTCTCATCGTCATCTTTCTTATCTTCTTCTTCCGCTTCTTTGGTTACATTCATTTTAGAGTCTTTATCTTTGTCTTTACCAGCTTTGGAATCATCTGCTAATTCTTCGTTTTTAGAATCTTTTTCATCTTCTTCGTCAGCTTCGTACATATCTTTTTTAGATGTTTTATCTTCTTCAGATTCTTCACCTTCTAATTGAGATTCTAACTCTCTAATGATTGCTTCTAAATCCATGTCATCTTCTTCGGTATCTTCTTCTTCTTTTCCGGTGACTTCATACTCTTCATCATCACCCATTTCTTCATCGAAATTGTATTCATCTTCTGAATCCATTTCATCATCATGATCTTCATCATGATCTTCTTTCATTTTTGGTTTATCTTCAGACTCTTCTTCTGATTCTAATTCTGCTAATCTAGACTTTAATTTTGCAATTTCGTCTTTTTTTGCTTTTTTGTCATCACCCATTTCCATACCATCTTCTTCATTTATGTCTGCTACTTTT